ATTATATAGTATTTTTTGTCTATGATACCGATAGACAGGACATCATAGAGAAAAAAGGTATCTCCACCCTATCTCCACCCTACTTAAATAGTCGGTAAAGACAATCACGATAAAATCGAGGTTTTTTGATTTTTGCTATCTCCACCCTAGCCCGTTTTATCTCCACCCCTTTTGTTTATTTTCTTTATTTTGTTGCAACCTTGCAACAATATGATAGTAATGACGTGTCAATAACAACAAAACAAACAGGAGTATCAAAATGGATGAAAAATTAAAACAAAAACTAATAAGTTTTTTCAAAAAGTATGACAGTTACGAATACAGAAGAACGTTGGACAACAATGGTTTGTCTCCATCTGAAACAATGCAGCTGTTATCCCTTTTAGGTATCGACTATCAAAAGGATGTTTCATCATTTCACAGAAAGCAAAGAGAAACCGCTATTGATCTAGGACAACCAGCTCAAGCAAAAGGACTAAAAAAATGAATAAAGAATTTATCACAATGACCCCAGACGAGGCAAAAAACGTATATCTCACAATCCTTGGTGGTGGGCTTGCCATCATCGCACTCAAACCCTTTATTGCACTCTGCTGCACAATCTACATCCTAATTTATGGAGGCATCTAACAATGCGACACACTAGCACATACAAAAACATTCGCACTGGACTACTAAACACAATGCAGCGATTTGGCAAACGTTACACCAAACGTCAAGTAGCTGTACTCCTCAAATCATTGGAGACATATGATGATGAGGAGTCAATCAGAATTACAGCAGTATACAGACAGGTCTGCATTGATATGCACCTGATTGATGGAGTCAAATAATGCAGCAAATACGATTTTCAGTTTTTGAGAACCGTTTTGCCAAGCGTCCAGAGACAATCACAGTGCCTCTGGACGTTTTTGCCAAACGGATGATTGAGCCTGTCAGCTACAATGCCAGAGACAAAAACAAACTCCCTTTGTGGAGTCCTGCTGTGTTTGATGGCAACCGTGCTCAGGCAAATGTGATTGAGGTGTCCTGCCTCGTCTATGACATTGATGATGGTATTGCACCATTTAGCAGCTGGCAATTGTTTGCACAGTACAAATGCATTGTGCATACCTCATACAGCCACAAACCTCATCACCACAAATACAGAGTCATTATGCCTCTCAAAAAACCTGTGCTCGTTAGAGATTGGCAACAGTTTTGGCGTGCAGCTGCAGAGCTGTGGCAAAAAATGACTTATCGTGAGCCTGATACAGACACAATCGACATTTGGAAAAAAACAGGACTCGACAAATCCAAACATCCAGAGGCATACAGTAGGATTGTTGGCAGAGGGATACCAGATATGAAAGCATTAAAAGATTGTGCACGTATGTTTTACAGGTATGCAATCCCACATTCTGATGAGTATCGTGCTGGGCATCCACTTGACCCTGTGCAATACCATAACAGTTGGTATCATCTGGTTGGTGAGTGTATTGATTTGGAATACTCACACATTGAGCTGCCCAAACCTCCTGCACGTCCAGTGTATGACACATCCAAACCCATATCAATGGGTGATGCATTGATGATTCCTGAGATGCGTTTGGCACTAGCACACAGAGCAAATGCAGACATATCAGGCAACGTGGCACGACATATCATTTGTCCAGGATGCAACAGAGCCACAGTGCATTTTTACATTGACCCTCACGTGCATCACAACCCTCAACGATTTGCCAAATGCAATCACGCAAATAGTTGTGGGTGGTATGGCAGTCTGGAGGCATTATGATATATGTGCAAATTATGATTGAGTTACATTGTTTGTCTATCAATGGATTTTGCAAAATGTCTGGACTATACAGAGACCATTTTTACAGGCTCAAAAATAGACAAAACAAACCCTCTCAACGCACCATCAAAATCTTAGCTCAATCTCTGCAGAGATTGGATGGCATTGACTGGTTACAACACGCAGCTGCAATCAAACAGGAGTATCAAAATGAGTAAGGATGCAATTATAGAGCTCGCAAAACAGATGGGCATTGAGCTGGTTGATAAACCTGCCTCACCTCGCAACGCAAATCCTGCCACGTGGTGTCAGCTCTCCATCAATGACAAAACAGACACCCCACATAAAACTGTTGATAACGTTGCAATCATATTGGAGACAGACCCTGTGTATGACTCGCTATGTTGGAATGAGCACTCTGATAAGATACTGTGGAAAAATGAGCGACTATCTGACAAGCACATTATGCAGATACGCAGAGACATTGAGGTCAGGTATATGCTATCACGACCCAAAAAGGAGATTGATGATGCAGTGATGATGGTTGCGATGAGCAAACCCATTGAGCCAATCAAAGACTATTTACTGTCTCTCAAATGGGATGGTAAACCTCGATTGCACAGACTCCTGATTGATGCATTTAGTGCAGAGGTGTTTGACTCAACAGAGGAGTTGATTTGTGGTATGTCATTTAACTGGTTTGTCAGTGCTGTTGCACGCATCCTCAATCCTGGATGCAAAGCTGACAGTTGTCTCATCTTGGTTGGTGGTAAAGGTATGGGCAAATCAACCTCAATGCGAGTATTGGCATCAGAGCAATATTTCTCTGACTCCTTTATCGACATTGTTGGCAAGGGTGGATATGAGCTGCTGCACCAAACAGGAGCGTGGATTTGGGAACTCGCAGAGATGCACAGTTTGCACGGCAAGTCAGCAAATGCAGCAAAACAGTTTTTGTCCTCACCTGTGGATGTGTATAGACCCTCATATGCCCGTCATCCTGTGGAGAGGAAACGACGCACCATTTTTTGTGCCACAACCAACGACTATCAGTTTTTGACAGATGGTGCAGAGCGACGATTTTATCCTATCAAAATCACCAAACCCATCGACATTGACTATCTCACCACCCACAGACACCAAATATGGGCAGAGGCAGTGCATCATTATCAACAACCTGACAGCTGTTGGTGGTTTGACGACAACACAAACCTCAGTCACTACCAAAAAGCATTTATCGTGCAAGACCCGTGGGCAATCAGAGTCATACAATCCATCGAAAAATCAACAATCAAATGCACCACTGCAGACATTATGATTGATTTGGAACTACCCATATCACAGCAGCACTCTGGTAACTCTCGCAGGATTGCACAAATCTGCAGAGATTGTGGATATGAGCAAACTGTGGTTAAGGGCACAACATATTGGAGTAAAAAACAATGACACAATTATTTTTGTTTCCTACCTCAATATATGAGCGTTGTTGGCGTGTCTCACCCACAGCAACATACACAATTTGGGAAAATTGCAACCAATATGAAACATACAACAATCAGGATGCAGTCAATCATTTTTTATCACTCTCAGCAGCTGATGAGCCTATTGAAATATATAGACTAGACCCATACAAACACAAAAAACTAAATGACATCAGATATAACAGAATTTTGATTTGGCAATCTGATGCTGCATATGCAATCAGCAAATCAGACAATTTTGAAATAGAGCCAAAACATTTGCATTTTTTATCGGAGTTACAATGACATATATCAAAAACTTTATGGACAGACACAACCTGTCACAATCTGATTTTGCTAAACAGCTAGGTGTGCATCGCTCGCAGGTGTCCAGGTGGTTAAATGGTCAAAAAATGTACGATGAGAACCTTTTTGCTGTATGTGAGCTGATTGCCCACTATGATGGTATCACTATCAATCAGGCATTTGCCAGCATATATCAGGAGCAAAAAAAATGAGTCTCATTCATTTTATCGACATTGAAACCACGCACCTCAACCCTCTGCGTGGTGACATCATTGAGATTTGCATACTCACGTCTATTGATGGAGGTATCACACTCAGTGATGATTTTTGCATCAAAATCAAACCTCAAAACCTGCAAACTGCAGACCCAAATGCACTCAAAATCAATGGTTATAGTGACGAAAAATGGACAAATGCATACACCTGGCAACAGGCTGAGTCAATGATTGCTCTCAAACTCAAATATGGCACAATCGTGGCACACAATGCGATGTTTGAGCACAGGTGGCTCAATCACCATCTCTCAACAGGCATCAGCTGGCGATGGCAGTGTACTAAAATGTTAGCAATTGAGCACCTGCCACATCTCAGGTCTCACAGTATGAAAACATTACGCAGAGTATTTGGCATCTCTGCACACAATGCCCACACAGCAAAAAAGGATGCATATGATTGTTGGTATCTCTATAAAAAACTCAATCGTGCGTCAATTTTTGACCGTTTGTGGGTCAGGATGTTGGCAAAACTGAGATTGTGAGTTATTTTGTAATGGTTGGGATATATTTACAAATATACGCTGTCAGAGTGCTGCTCTCTGGCAGCTTTTTTTTTATCTGCTGACAATACCCTGAAATCTGTTTTTTATCTCAACAACAGTCTCAACAATGTGCTCCATTTTTTGTTCGATAATCGTGAGCCGTTTGTCAATCTCTGCAATCTCCTTGCCCATTGTCTCACGTGTGGCAGTTTCCTTGGCCTGGTAATCTGCAATCACTGCATCATACCTGTTGCGAAGGTCTCGCTCATTTTTCTCAGCCTTTGCCTCACGTGTGTTGTATCGCTCCTCTTGTTTTGCCTCACGCTCATCAGCTCGCTGCTGCAGCTGCCGATTTTGATGAAATAAAAACATACCAAATGCGATGTTTGACCCACCAGACAAAATCAATTGTAGTAATTGCTCCTCACCCATATCTGCACCTATCGCATCATTTTGATAATGATAGGCTCAATCTTTGCAGGCAAATCGAGGATGTTTTCTATGATGATGTCGTGACGCTCTGCACGTGTGATTTTTTTGCCACCATCTGACTCAGCTGATTTGGCTGCCTCTATATCATCTACAATGTCCCAAACAATTGGAGTCATTAATTTTAGTATCTCAGCAACCATTTTAATTTTGTTCCAATCCATATCTATCCTCCAAAATACTGTTTGATACCCTCTGCCAGACATTCTCCAATCAGTCTGAGGTTGTCTGGTTGGCACAGGATTTTGTGCTCATCATTGTCAATAAAAAACGGCTCAAAACAGACAGCAACAGGTTTGCCAACCCCTTTGATTGTATAGTAGGCATTTTTTGTCCAGTCATTTGGAGAGGCTGCAATTGATTTGACATCCTCAATCTCTGGCACATCAATCAGCAGCTGTCCATTGATTTGGTCTGCGAGATGCTTACCAGCTGCACTCCTGTGGTCGTAAAATGTGCTGCAGTAATCTCCACCACCTGCACCTGCATTGATATGACACGCAACATAAACCGATTGACCCACATTCTGCACATATTGATTGACCCGTGTGTGTCTCTCTGTGTATGTGCCATCTGAGAGGACAACCACATCAAAACCCATATCTCGCAAAGCCCACTCAGCCCAAAATATGTACTGTGATGTTAGATATGCCTCAACCACAAAATCATTTTGTGCTCCTGCATCATTCCATCGTCCAGGTTTGCCTAAATGCTGTCTGTCTAAAATAATCAATGCCATATCATCTCCATGATATATCATTTTGACTGTCTGTCACGTGTTATGACACTCTCTGTCATTGATTTTGTATAGGGTTTTGCTCAAATACTAGCTTAAAAGACCAATTTGAGCCTGTCCATTGTTTTGACACAATCAGCATTTTGTGGTCTGTCAAGTATAGTCTCTCAATGGTGACATCCAGCACATCACCCACCTGCAACCAACCCAAATACACAGGTGCTGCAATCTGGATTTGATTGATGGGCAGACACCCAGCTCGCACTTTGTCCAGAGCGATTTTGATTGCTGTGTCTCTGTCATACACATAATTGGTGCTGATTGTTGAGGGTTTTTTGCCATATCGATTGACACTAAGTATGGAGTAATCAGATTTGACATCATAGTCCTCATTTACAATGTCAGTGACCCTGATTTGACTTGTATATGATTGGTCAAATCCTCGTTTGGCAAAATTGATTGTTAGCTCATTGATGAGGTCTGAGGTGTTGCGTATTGTCTCCACAGGTGACACCTGCTCACATTCCTCATCCTGTCCCACACTGATTGATGTCACTGCAGTCACGTGAGTCAATGCCCACATCTCAATGAGGATTGGTTTGATACCATTTGCACCCATCCTGATGGCGATTGGCAACAGAGGTAACACATTACCATTGAGCCAATCAAATGCAGTGATTGCAGGGTCGTTGATATAACCTGCCAGACTATACTGATTGAGCAGAGGTGACAGATTTGACCACGCATCATCATCAACCAGCTGCCCACTTTTACTCAATGCCCATCTGGACAAATCGCCTGCACCTGTCAATGCCTCAGCTCTGTATGGATTGACTAACCCTGCCCCTGTCAAATAAACCCACCACTCTCGTGACGTACCATTTACACCAGTACCAGGTATCGCAACATTGTCAAATGTGTCTGCCTCAATGTAGCTGTACAAATTGCCTCTGCCATCATTACCTGTTTTGATAAGGAGTGTGTCTGTGTCAAATTTATCATCCTGTATTGATGCTGAGGTTGCTGACACTGGATGTCCTGCAATCATAAAATGTGCGTGACCTCCTGACCCTGGGTATTTTTCTGTGCAAAATGCAGGTGTCGCAAATATGTTTTTGCTGCCTGATGGACTAGATTTGACATCCTTGCCTGCAATCCCAAACACAATCGGGTACGGCTTGCCATCAGCTGTGTCAATGTCTCTGTCTCCAAATCTGGTGTCAATGTATTTGTCTGAGTCCATCAGGAGTCTGTTGCCGTCATAGGGCTGTGCCTCAATGCTAAAACTGACAAACCCATCAATCTCATCAGGGTCTCCAAATTGCGGCTCTTGTATTTGTCCTCTGTATAGGATTGTCCTGTCCTCATATGTCTGCTGTACAATCTCATATTTGGTGAGCACATAAAAAAACTCTGCACTCAATCCCTCGATTGTGTCACCAGCTGCCCACCTCTGCAATAAATCAACATCCTGCATCACAAGTGCCATTGACACAATGTTTGCCTCAACATCAACACTGAGGATGTCTGCTGACTCTATAAAATCAAAATCAATAATTGTGGGTGCAAAATCCAAATACCCATCATCAGAATTGAGTGTGATTGCTCTGGTTGCATATCTGTGAGTACGTGACCCCCACACAAACTCAACACAAAAAATCAGCTCTGCACCTGACAGCTGCTGTGGAGTCAATGACATTTATCTCACCTCTCTCAAAATGACTGTGCCAACCCTAAACACCTCACCCTGATTGTTTGCAATCAGCTCATCGCCAATAACGTGCTCCATCTGCGTATCATTACCCAATGTGCATAACATATGATTGTGATACCGATTGTAAATCAAATATGATGATGATGGTGATGTCTCGATTGATGGCAAATACACCACTGCATCTCTGCTGCCTGACAGGTATTGCACCAATCCTCTCATTGTGTATGGCACACTACCCTGTGCTGCAATCGTTTTTGCTGTGTATAACTGATAATAATCAGGGTCTGCCTGTTGCTCATTGAGTGCAGAGGTATCCACCCCGTCTGTCCAGCTAACTCGCACCACTCTGCCTCCGTTGCCTCGTTTTTGTGCATACAATGTGCCTGATGGTGTGATGTTTTCCAATACATTTGCCTCAAATGCCACAGTGCGACCCCTGCCATATTGAGGAGAGGTAATTACAACAGAGCCGAGCACCATTGTGCCAATCGTAAAATACCCCTCTGCAGTTTTTTGCGAGGTAATGACAATGCGTAACCCAGCTAACTCATTGACATCCAGCACCACAGTGCAGGCAGATGGTATCAATGTTGCTGTGCCAGAGTTAGGGTCTGATGATTGCACACCCTCCAAATGCAAATAGGCTTTTTTTGTACTACCCAATGACAATACACCATCACCATTTGAGATGATTTTGCGTTGCACCACATTACCTGCACCGTCGTCAAGTAATACAGACCACCCTGCACACTCATTGAGCTGCAGATACTGATTGTTGGTGGCAGTGCTCACAACAGCTGCACCCAAACGTGTAAATGAAAATGTATTGCCTGCAAAATAGTTATTGACTGTGGCGACACTTGACCACACACCAGATGTATATTTTTGCACCTCAAACTGTGCAAAATTGATGCCTGTCAAATGGAGTCCGATTGCCTCTGTCGGCATGTGCGTGTCTGCAGTCCCCTGTAATGTTGTGTCAATCATCCAGGCAATAGTTTGAGCTGGCACAGCTGTTGTGTCAGGATTGGCAACAGCATCAGACCTCCACCCAATCTGAGGAGATGGAGACACAGAGTGCAGGGTGCGTGTGATTGGAGACCCATATTGAGGCTCGATGATATATGCATCACCCTCACGTGCAGCACCATCCAATGTGCTGATTGTTAGTCCTTCCTTGATTTGTGTATCAAATCCTCTGCCAGAGTAGGCACGTGCATTGACGTCACCATCCTGCCAATCCAACCCGTTACTATCTCCCAGGCCATAGCTAAAGAAATGCCAATCAACCTCTCTATCAACCACCAATGAGAAATATGATGGGATGCCCCAGTATATTTTTTGTGTGGTTGCTGGGTCTGTGCTCATTCTGTGTGTGATGGACTCAAATTGACGAGGTGAGCCTGAGTCTGTGGCATAGACGTGTGTGTCACCTGTTTTGTTGTCGATATGAAATAGGATTGCAATACCATCCTGCACATTGATGTTTGTGATGCTGGCAACAGGTGTCACTGTTGATGCGTGGTCATCAAACAACAGCACATCATTGTCAGTGATGAGGACACGTGCATTATATGTGTCTGTGGTGGTCTGCTCTCGTATCTGGACTCCAAATGCCACACCTGCATTTGTCTGTGACCCTGATATGTTGCTCACTCGACAATGTATGATGCATCCATTTGTTTTGTCTGACACTGTGTTGCTGTACTCGATTGTCTGAGACCCTGCACAGGTCAATGTGATGTGGTCGCCACCCAGCACTGCAGATGGAGACCCTGCCACAGTGCGTGTCCAAACGCTGTTTTGCTCTGGTTGGTCAAATGGTATCCAGTCCTGCAGATTGTATGCCCATTGATTGTCCTCTGGATATGGCATCAATCGAGGGTATTGTTGTGTTGTCCACATACCCAGCAAAATACCTTGCAACCCGTTTGCCTGTCCATTTGTGCCAACATTTGCCCAGTTACAAAATAATAGCTGCTCACCTTGTGATGGCACACCTATGATGTTTTTAATCCCACCACCTGATGCAGCTGGTGAGGTAGTATCAATCACAATACTGTTGTTGAGATTGGAGATGGCAGGATTTGACCACAATTTCCAATCTGTTGCATATTTTGAGATTGATTGGTCTGCCAAATCATTGTATGCACCCATCAGCTGCGTTTTACCTGTACGCATCACATAGACATACAACCTGCCATCTGTGTCCAGATAAAATGTTTTATCTCCATCAACCAACCTATTGACATTTGTATTGGCAAAACCTCCTGACAACGTAAATGCAGGGTCTGCAGTCAGCAAATCAAACACTGAGTCACCTGCATTTGCTATGCGAGTAAATGACAGACTATCAACAGAGTCAAAATAACTGATGATAAAAACACCATTGTACTCAACAATGTCAGGCAAATAGAAATGACTGCCATCTGCATCACTGGATGCATCCACATATAAAAATGATAGTCCTCTGTTTGTGCTCACATATTGACTGACCCGTGATGCATTGACCACTGTGCCTGTATTGGTGTTGTGCAGATTGTATGAGGCAAACAATAAAACCTGTGACGCACTCGCAGCTGCTCTGAGCTGTTGTAACTCAACACCTGTATTACCTGAGCCAAATGTTGAGGAGATGTCCAAATCTGCTGACAGACATTTTGAGCTAACCAAATCCCACGTTGCACCATCATCTGTGCTGCGATACCCCACTACATTTGCAACCTCTTTAAACTCATTGATGGCATAAAAATATAACATCACAGACCCATCAGGCAGCTCGCACAATGTGCCAAATCGTTTCTCTGCTGAGAGAGTTGATGAGTCTACTGTTGAGATGGTCACATTGTTATATGTCCCATCTGCAGTCAATGATGATACCTCTATAATGTTTTGCGTGACTGTGGTGTGCTCAATGGCAACCAGTATCACTCCTGATGTTGTGCGTATTGCGTGACGAGGTATGTATTGCTCATTGACACCCACAGACTCAAATGACAGTACATCAGTGATTTTATTTGGAGGCTCTGCACCGTAGTAATCTGTATCCCCCTCATATCTCCACACAAAACCTGCATTGTCCTGGATATGTCCTGCACGTCTGGTCTCAATCTCCACAGTTTGTGTCTGAGTGCCCTTGGCTGTGATTGTCAGTGATGGTGAGTCTGCAGAGGTTGGCACACCTGCCAGCTCGCCATTTTGAGTCATTGATGATTGTGATTGCCACCAATGGTCTGCAGTCAGTCTCAATGGTGCAATAAATCCTCTGATGTAATCTGGTGTAATGTTTGCCATTTTAGTACGCTCCTGACCCTGCCTGTCTGCTCACTCTGCGTGCAGCTGCTCTGTTGTATCTATCAAAATGTTTAAATGGTTGTATAATAACCAGCTCAGCACCACCCTGCCCATTTTGCAGACGTCTGATGCCCTCCTCACCGCCTAGCTGTCTCACTGTTGTCCTGTCTAGTATTGCCTCACCTCGCAGGACACTGGCTGTCAGTGAGTCAGGTTGTGATGCATCACTAGATGAGCCAATCATACCACCCACGTCAAACTTTGGAGGTGATTGGCTTGCAATCGTAGCGAGCTGGGCAGCACCCGTGGCAGATGCTGTGGCGATTGCGACACCTCTTGCAACAGGTGGCAGTGTGAGTGCTGCAGCAATTGCCTGGGCTGTCTTAAATGCGACATCAGCAACAGCGAGCGCCTGATTTGTCTTAAATACTCTCTCTTGTGCCTCTTGATTTTCACCTGCATACGCTGTCACCAATTCTGACAAACTCGCTGTCAGGTCTCCAAATGCACCCATTGTGGATGCAATCCCATCTAGGTGCTCACGTTGTGCAGCTGCCTGCAAATCCTTCTCTTTTGCAATTTGGTCAATGCGTGTCTGGTGCATATCATCAACCAGTGCCTGCATCTCCTGCTGTTCTGCAATCCTGTTTTGTGCAGCAATTTTGTCAATCTCTGCAATCTCCTCAGCGAGTACCAGTAATTGATTTTGCTCTTGTATTGATAGCTGTCTGACCTGTGATTGATTGAGGAGTGCATCATATTGGTCATCGATGGCATCACTCTGCAATTCTATCTCTGTTCTGAGTGCGAGAATTTGATTGCGTTGCTTGGTGTATTCTGGGGTTAGTCTGTCTCTGACAGCATCTGCCAGCTCAATGTTTTTATCAAACACACCACTGATGATGTCTGTCATTGTCTGCAGCTCTGCATTTGCAGATTGCACTGATGCTGCATAACCATCCATTGACCCACTGGCATCATCTGCACTGTTTGCTGTGCCATCCAATACAGAGCGTGATTGTGATGATGATGCATTAAACTCATCAACCCTGTCATTTGCAATTTTGAGTATATCTGCAAAATTCATTGTTGATTGTGCTGTTTTGATGGTTGCTAACTCAATCAAATCACCTGCACTCTCAAAATCTCGCCTCAACAATGCTGACCCTGCTTTTGCAGTCAAAAACAATGCCTCAAAATTATCACTCAGACGACTCAATGATGTCTCACCCACAGAGCCAAAAAATATCATCGCATCTGTTGCCATATCAAATGCACGTGTGATGCCACTGTCACCACCTGTGATGGCATTGAGGAGTCGTTGCATTGTCCCTGTTGCAACCGTGTCAAACTCTGCCATTTGTCGCTGGAAATCTGCCATTGATGAAATAGCGTTCTCGTTAATGGCAATACCAAAATCACGCGCGAGGTCTGTCATTGACTCCAAATTGTCCAGAGCACCTGATTGGATGAGTCCTGCACCTGCCTGTCTGCCAAACACCTGCATCGCCACTGCATTACGCTCTGTTTGATTGTCCATCTCGCCAAGTGCTTTGATTGTGTCATTAAAAACACTGTCAGCATCTCGCAGCTGTCCATTTGAGTCTGTGATTGACACACCCAGTCTATCAAAACTATCTGACAGGTTTTTGCTGCCTCTGGATGCCTCCAAAATCGAGCCTTGAAACTTTATCAGGCCACCCTCTAAATTTGCAAATGATAGCCCACTACCCTCTGCTGCGAGTCTCAACCCTGCCAACGTATCAACAGCGATACCAGTTTTTGAGGATGCATCAACCAGCTCATTTGTCAGGTCTGCAAATCTCTGACCCAATGCGACAACACCCACACCCAATGCACCAACAGCTGCAGTCACTGCACCAAATGATTTGGTCATTTTGCTCATTTTTGAGCTGATTGATTTTGATGTGGAGTCTGCAGACCTCTCCATTTTTTTGAAATTTTTATCTAAATCTGCAGCTGCCTTTTTTGAGGATGCATCAGTGATATCTGGTATGCGTTTGAGTGCCTTTTCCAGATCCTGTGTCGATGCTTGATAGTTGATTGATACTGTCTTATTTACGTCTGCCATAATACCACCATAATAACACGCATATCAAAATATACACTACAATGCACAGTGACACAAAACGTTTTATCATTTTGCTCTCTTGATACGTTTGATTGTTTCATTTGCTATTTTTTTAACTACATTTTGAGCGTTTTTGCGTGCAGGTGTCCAGAGGACAGCATCTGCCAATCGTTTGCCCTCTCTCAGATTGGTATCTGATTGACGACCCACCTTGATTGCCCAGGCATACTCTGCTGTGTTGCCAACAAATGCCTCAATCGTATATGGAGGTATAATACGCAATCCGGTCTCATGCTTAAATTTACTACCTTTTGAGCGACCATACTTTTTTTGACGTACTAGCCAACCCTCCTCAGACTCCTTTGCCAATCGCTCTGTCTCATCCTCCAAAACTTTGACAATGGCAGGGTCTGCAGCTCGCAGTGATTGCAGGATGATGTCACGTTGCAAACCGTCAATCTCAATGGATGATTTACCCTTGCCATATCTGAGTTTGCGTGCCATCTATCCTCTCCAATTTTTGATTTTGTCTAGCTGTGCCTTTTTGCGTTTTTTGTCTGCATCCTGTTTGGTCTCGTGACACATTACCCAATCAATATACAATCGAGCTTGCAAATCTGAGTCCAGTGATGCATACCAGTTTGGCAGCTGACCCCAAAATCGAGAGATGGCAAAACCCTGTCTCTCTATTTGTCCAGATTTGGAGGTTCTGTAAAATTTTCAGTTTCTGCAACCTCAGATTGAGATGGTAATGCATTTGCCATCAATGTGATGCACTGCATACCCAAATCTAAAATCTCAGGTATGGAGACACCTGCACCCAGTAATGTATCGAGACATTTTGACCCGTACTGATGCACATCAACAATGTGCCTCTGTTTGGGTAGCTTGGCATTGTCTCCACAGACACATATTGCCATCGCACACAATCTGCCTGTCACACTGCGTGATTGCTCATCACTCCACATTGACACCAAATCAAAACAAGTGCTCAGAGAGGGACGCACAAACGTCACCTCTCCAAATGTTGTCATATTTCTAAACATTGTAAACCCCTTTATTTTGCATCATTATGATTGTGCGTATGTTACACCACCATAACACTCACCAGATACCTCGATTGTATTGCCATCAGCTGACTCAGACAATGAGCTAACCTCCATCAGACATTTAGCATATGTTGCTGTGTAGGTTTTACCTGACCCCACTGCAGAGGTATCCACCTCAAATGCTACTGTCTGCAAAAATTGCTCAAATCCATCACCACCTGTGGATGTCAATGGAGACCCAGCGTGGATGCCTCGATTGTACAATCTGTCCATCAGGTTGTCAGCTGTGCTGTCTGTGAGACTACGCATATGCACAGAAAATGAGAATGTGATAACAGGGTCGTCACCCTTTCTCAATCCTACAATTGCACCGCGGTCACGAATAACCACTCTGTCTGCCTTTGGCTCTGCTGCTGAAAAATCACCCACCTCAAATGACACTGCATATGCTGATGCAGCTCCATCAGTAATTGTGATAGTCCCATCTCGTCTTGTTGCTACTACACTACTGTCACTCATTGTTTATCTCCTATGATGTTAAATTGATATAATGTAAAATAATAAATGTAATTGTAATTGTCATCCACTCACCACTATCTGACAATTCGTTGTCAAGACCTGTCCATCTGATTTGCAGGTCATTATGGAGAGGTGATGTGCGTGGTGTCAATGCCTCAATGACATCCTGTGCTGAGTCCAGCCCATTGTCATATGAGTCTATTTGGTCTTTGGGTTTGATACGATATGCGTATCTCACAAAAACCTCTGTCTCTGTCAATGCACCAGCTGCACTGCGTTGCCTATCATCATCACGTGAGCTGACAGACCTGATGCCCACAGCAAAACGTTTATGTGCAATTGTATTTGGAGACCTGCCATAACCATCAAAGGGATTGCGTGACTCCTCAAAACCATCCAATGAGGTGATTTTTGTTGCAAATCGCTGTCTGATTGTTGATAGTTTTACAGTGCTCATAACCTACCACCTGCGATACCACACAGGAGGTGCAGAGGTGTAAAACACACCCAATGCAGACCGTCTGTGATTTTTATCGTCTGCTCTACCATCCTGATTGAGGTCATAGGTAAATTTGAGCCGTTTGAAATCAAATTCAAACTGTTTTCTGTGCTCTCTCGCTAAATCGAGGTAACGACCCTCACCCAATCCAGAGCTGTCCATATCTTTGAAAATCAAATAGAATGTCAGGTTTTTATGACAGGCTCGGAGTGATTGTGGAGACATTACCAGATACTCAATGTTGCCAAGGTCTCTGATGCGTTGCACCAGCTGCACCCAGGCCTCATCAATATATGTCTGATATGTTGTGCCCAGTGACGAGGGTCTGATTGATGCAAGGTCTGAGTATTCTGCCTCTAAATCTAAATCAGAGATAACAGGATATAGAGCACTCAATGCAATTGCTGTGGGTTTCTTAAATGTGTGCACCACACCAGCAATTGTCAGCTCCCAATATTGCATATAACCATCACCCAATGTGAGGGTCGTTGGCAATTCTGATGCTGACACATTGTAGGTTGCAATATTGGCAACAATAGACACAGATGTGCGAGCAATCACATCATTACCCTCAGGATCAACCAATTTTAGATATGCAGCTGTGGGCGATACCAAATTGTTGTCTCTGTATATGGGCAAATCAATCGTTGCACCTCTGTTACGCTCCAAAACCTCATGTATTCTGATGCGTGGGGAATATAGCCTTTCTGTTGCCATTACTGCAGTCCTGTTTTTTAGTTATTGTTAACGTTGAGTACTGGATACCACGCAGACCCATCAGACACAACCCAAGCCATCTCACCTGGTGACAGTGTAACCACACCCACTGCAGCATCATCCTGAATGAGGATTGTGTTTGTTGTGCCTGCATTGAGGACAATAAACATTCTTCCATCTTTCTCAGCTGGTAATGTTAGATTGCGATTTACAAGTCCTCCATCAATCATCTGAAATAATGAGGATTTGCCATCTAGGGTCACATTACCTGTGACTGTCTCGTTATTGACACCACCCTCTAAAAGCAAAGGACGTGGGATTTTAAAAAATGATTTACCGTTATATTGTGCCATGTTGGTCTCCTTAGAGTTTATTTTTTATTATGTAATCTCTGGGCACGCTTGACAACCTCTCGCCTGATTTGGTCACGTGACACATTTTGTCCTGACTGCACAGCATCTCTGTGTATTCTGGTTGTGACTCGCTCCACCTGCTCTCGTGTAGGTTTTGACATTACGCACCTCGTTTTTTTGATTTGGGTTTAGGATTGACAGCATCCTCAAATGTCTGCATCATTGTTTTTCTCAGCTCATACAATCCATCAATCTCTTTTTTAATCTCTGGAATGTGTTGCATTTTGAGTCGTCTATCAATCTTTTTATCTAGCATTTTGATTTTGCTCTGCACAACCTCAATCTCAGGATAGGCAATTACACCCATCTCAATCAGCTGCAGTCTAAACTCGTTAAATCCTGCCTCATCCATATTCCAATATGTTTTTGAGCCAATGATTTTAGGTATATTCCACTTTAACGTGTAAAAATACCCGCCAAACTTTGTCTCATATCGTGCAATATAGCCAAACTCTCTGTCAATGACATTGATGCCCTTTTCCTGCAATTTGACCCGTGTGATTGTGGAGTCTGCACCCTGTGCTGTTTCCTCAATCCCATTGACACCTGCAATCTCATTGAGATGCCCAAATTGAGGCAACCACGCCCAATTTTTATCATCTAGCTGCACCAGCTCCCACGCAAATGGAGAGTGTAACAGGTAAAATGGTGCATTTGGGTAATTGCTCACCTTTGGTGCATCTGATTGTCGTTTGTGTCCTGTCCAGGATGTTGGTGTAAAACTCATAATTTTTTTCCCCTTTATGGTTTTTTTGTTTGTTGTAATAAAAAACCCCTCCCCAAAAGGAGAGGGGCAGACAGAGCCTAAAGGGGTGTAAAAACCCTATCAGCCCCAAAAGATGTTTTTTTATGCATCAGTAACGATTTTCACCATGCGTGCATCTTCGATGAGCGCAGCCCCGCAATATAGGTGACCAATCACCTCTGTCAAGCCTTTTGACTCGTCACGCTGAAAAGCCACGACAACAGGAGTGCCAGCTGGACGAATTTCAATTCCTGCACCAGCGAGAGGTCGAGGTGTACCGATGGCATAACCTACTGCACCACGTGACATCATAGCACCGATTTTGTTACCTGCTGACTCCTCAACATAGGAAGATTTGAAAATGTCAACCCCACCAAACTTGCCAGCATATCCCTGACCTTTGATGTTGAGCATCTCCTCTGTGGCAGGAGAGAAAGCCAATGCATTATTTGACTCAGCACGGAGTGAGTCACGCAAATCAGACAGCTGCTGTGGATGCAGTACAGAGTAAAACTCTCCATCATTTGACTCAGACTCAAGCTGAAACATCGCATCATAGAAATCATCAACAGACATATCAACACCTGATGTGCCCACGAAGTTTGATGCAGAGGCAAATGTTGCTGTGATGATGGCATTGATGCGTGCCTCAGCAGACATCGCCATTTTTTGAGCAAGTGAAAATGGGTCAACATCAACACCACCAGCCAAACCAGAGAGGGCAGCCAAATCAGTGATGTCATAGCGGAGTGCAGAGCGTCCGACAGTGATGTCTACAGTTGTTGGAGTCAATGTGGTCTCAGATACGTCTGCACCATCAGAGGCAGATGCAAATGGTGTAGCAGCTCCCCAGTTAGCATAACGCATACGCATAGATTTAGAACCGATGCCAGCAACATCGCCAGCAAAAATAAGAGCACCAGAGTTACGGATTGATGCCATATCGGCAAGGATTGCACGCACTTCGTTTTCAATCATCGCAGCGAGACGCAAATTACCCAATCCAGAATAATCAATAATAGCCATAATAATACCTATAGTTTTTAATGTTTTTATTTGTTGATTGGTTTTACGCGTTTTACGGGTGCGACCCTAAACCAAATTTGAAAAATACAACCATATTATATCAATATAAGCATTTTTTTGTTATACAATGACATTAAATGTCACAACAGGAGTACTACATGGCAATCATAGACCTCTCTAACACAAATACATACCCATACATCAAACGTGTGTCAATCACCTCCACAGCACAAGAAATCACCATACCAGCTGCAGCAACACGCATCTCAATTGGTAGCTCTGCAGCGCTGTATTTTGCCAATGAGGGTGATGATGGTGATGCATTTGGTGGTGTTGGTATTGCTAATTATGCGTTTATACCTGCCAACAACATCCTCGCCATTGATATGGAGACAGGCAGACAGTCAAACCGTAAATTGTTGGTAGGCACACAATCAGGCTCTGCAGACCTCTCCATCATAATCGAAAAACAATAAAAAAAGGGCAGGACAAGGGCAGGACATCAGCCCCACCCTTTTACAACACATACAAGTTTGAAACAAATTATAGAGATACTACGATGTCAACGCCTGTGAGTCCTACTGTTGATTTTACAGTCACGACTGTTGTTGAGGTGTATACAATCTCCAAATCAATATGGTTGCCAGAGCTGTCCATCGCAGACACATGCACCAATTGTTTTTGCAGATTGTGAGTCAATGCCAATCCAGTGTTTGCAGTAAGTGACTGGTTGTCAAACTCTTTGCGGATATAGCTGAGAGGCACAGAAAATTTACCTGTGGATGAGTTATAATCCAGGATGTTTTCTGACACAGTATCATCAGTATCAACACTGGAGCGTACACGTGCAGATGTGTGATATAAATTGACACTTCCCTCGCCCACGTCGTCGCTGTCTCCTGCCCAGCTAAAAGCACCAGTTGAGGAGTTATATGCAACAATCCCGTCAGCAGACAATGCACCACGTGCTCTTGCATCAGTAAAATAAAGATTGGTTGCACCCTCAGTGATATCATCTGAGTCAGCATTGAGAGCAAATGCACCAGTACCAGAGTTATATGACAATCCTGACCCTGCTGACAATGCACCACGTGCTCTTGCATCAGTAAAATAGAGGTTTGATACACCCTCGCTCACATTATCAGTATCACCAGTAAATGAGTACTCACCACCATCAAATGTTAGTCCAGTACCTGCTGAAAACTCATTGAGTACATCAGACAGCTCAACAGACAACGCACCTGTGGAGGAGTTGTATTGCAGCAGCTGCACATCTGGTGAGGCGACTGTTGCTAATGAGATTGCAGAGCGTACACGTGCATCAGTGTGATACAGATTGCTGCTGCCCTCAGTTACATTATCAGAGGTCGCATTAAGTGAAAATTCACCAGCACTAAATGACAACCCAGTACCTGCAGAGAAAAACGCTCTAATCTCGGCTTGGTCTGCAGTGAATTCACCCGATGTGGAATTGTAATTGATACCTGATGAGGCAGACAGTTTTGCACGAATTTGAGCATCAGACAAACCTGAGTTTACTTGCTCCCAATCAGCAGTTGTGCCAGCAGTACCACCGTTGTGGATATATGCCTCTGTGGGTGATGGAGAGGTGAGGAATACAATGTCACCCTCTTGGAAATTTGACCCATCATAAACATCAGAGACAAATGCTGACAGGCTGGCTGCAGAGCTGTTTGTTGTTACTGATGTGACAGTGAGGGGTTTGAGTTTGAGTTTGTTAACGCCACCCTCTGCAATAACCTCAGCATAGTTTGCTGAGTCGCTGTGGATGCCATTGACAAGATTGTCATGTGCCCAACCACGGGTAATGACGTGCTCATCATTTGAGACAGTACCTTTTTGTTTTAGTAATCCCTCAACAATCAATTCGGGTGCTAAAAATCTTTGTGCCATAATTATAAATCCTCATATGGAGTGTTAAAAATCACCTGTAATATATCACACCCGTTTGATTTGAAACTAAAATGACAGTAAATGTCAAGTTATTATTATGTGTGATGTCTGCCTCAATCTGTTGCCCATCAATGACAATCCAGACATTTGGCACATATCCTAACCCGTGCGTCACACTGATTGTGTCTGTGCCTGTAAAATCAAATCTGTTGGGTATCCCTGCACCGTCACTAAATCTAAAACCTGCCACAGCTCACCTCTCAAAATTTGTATGGTGATGGTGTTATCCCTTTTTGCGAGTAATAGGCATCACGGATTGCATCACGATTTTGTGAGTAAAATGTTGGGTCTGATGCTCTGGACAACAAATCATTTGGCACACCTGGTGTCTGTTGGCTCACACCTCGGTTTGATTGTGGAGGTTGTGCAGGTTGTGCAGGTTGTGCAGGTTGTGCCACCTGTGCCACCTGTGCCTGCAGTGTTTGAATTGGTTGTGATTGCAGCTGCTGTGTTTGCTGTTGCTCTGGTGCATTAAAAAATGGACGCAGCACAGATGGTGCAGTCTCTGGATTTTGTTGGATTTGTGATAGCCAATCATTGAGACCAATTTTGTCTTTCTTTGGTAGGTTGCTCATCGCTCTGTCATAAGCCCACTCGACTGCATCACGCACGTCATTGTCAGTGATGCCATATTGTGAGATGGTGACGTGTCTGTCATATCTGCTGTTGGCTGTGGAGAGGTCTGATTGCAGTGCCTCAATTTGTTGTGACAGCTGCTCAACCAATCCCTGTTTTGATGATGCCTCATCAATCTGTGCCTGGTATTGACTGAGCTGTGTTTCTAGCTCTGAGGTTTTTGTTGCATATTTTGCAATTCGTTGTCTGACAATCTCATCGACGTGTGATTTTTCAATGTACTCAACACCCTCAATGGTTTTTGTTTTGCTCATAATATATATCCCCTTTATTTTTGTTAAAATGACAGGTTGTCTGTCTGTATTTGTATTAATTTGCGTTTGGCATCTGTCTCATCCAAATCAGGATACAGCTGTCTGATGGCATCAATCTTTGACATCAACCCTGCATTGAGTAATGACAAAATGTGCTCTCTTTGCTCCTTGCTCTCCTGTGGTGACAGAGGTATTGCGTGGTATTGCACTCTGTAACCTGTCTCTGGATATGCTGTGCCCATAAAACGATTTGCGATTTTTGCAGAGATTGCAAGTGTTTGCTCATCAGCTCGCCTAAATGATGGTGCATATTTACGCTGTGCCTCACGCATTGATGACCTGCTGATTGCGATTGCCACACCACTGCGAGGGTCGCCATTTGTCATTTTTTGCACGTCTGCACCAGAGATGCCCATGTACATGGCAATCCGTCGCTCATATACTGTGATGGACTCTAACATCTCACTCACATCACCACCTGCCTGATACTGTCCGATTTGAGGCTGCTGTCCTGCCTGCAAATCTGGGTCAGGTGCAAATATGAGGATTGATGCAGGGTCTGATGCGATTGCGTTGCGTCTGGATTCCAAATTATTATCAAATGTGTCCAGGCCTGCCAATGTTGCACCCATCAAATAACGTTGTGGGTGGCTGCAATCTCTGGACAGGTGCAAAAAATATGTGTAGAGGACACTTGCATTGAGTGACCCCTGCACAACCTCTCTGTTGGCATATGGGTCAAACAGTTTGCCATGTACCTCTGCGTGATATAGCGAGTACGGCAAAAATGGTGTCCCCTCTGAGTCTCTGTATGGGTATGCAGCTCCTGATTGAGATGCACCCAAATACATCTCAGTGACATCATTTTGTTTTTGTCCATTTGAGCCGACTGTATACACCTCATAGATTGGATTGGAGACGTCTTTGATACTAAGATGGTCAATCGTCCATTCGTGCTCTCCTGTCTCTGGATTTTGTCTCAATCGCATCTCTTTTATGGTGTGAGGATTTGAGGGGTCTGATGCATCACTGTCAGCATCCACAAAATCAGGAGTCACAATCCGATATAGCAAACCTGTGGTATCTCCATTGACATCAACACGCACAAAACACTCATTGAGTCCCAATGTAAAAAACTGGACTCGCTGCATCAATGCCCACAGACCTGCCTGATTGACTAGCCCATTACGTCCAATTAAACCCTCTGCCTGTCCTTGTGTTGCCTCTGTGACTCCAATTGTGGGTGTCTCAACATACAAACCACACAATGCCTGCACAGCTGCCTTAAATATATTTGAGGACATATCTGGCACACCCCACGCTGCTTGACGTGATGCAGGTATGTGTTGTGCAATCTCATCCTGCAAATCCTGCATCCAGTTACCTGTCAGCATTCTGTGTCTCAAACTTGTGTGCTCAATCCTGCGTTGTGTGAGTCCGTCTGCATATATTGGCATCGGTGCAATTTGATTGTTAATCATCTCAACCTCATTTTTGATTGTTTGGGTGTACTATATTGTGTATTAATTATTGGGATTGTAGCATATCTGAGCGCATCTATACAGTGTTTCCATTCACTCAATGTGTCCATCGCTCCATTTTTTTTCATAGCCCAGTATTTTAATGATTTGATTGTGCGTGCAGCTGCAGGAAAAATCTGAAAACGTGAGGCACACATCAGCTCATGCAGAGATTGACACCCATAATAAACTGAATATTTAGGCTTGTATGCTGTGCGTATTCTAAAGGGTAGTTTGCCTTTTGGGTATTTGAGCACGTGTGCAAATGCAGCTGTCAGCATTGTGTTGCTCATCCTGCCTCCGTTGTTTTTACTACCACCATGTGACCTGTCCCCTGTCCATCTCTGAATGTTAGCTAACTCTAACCCGTTACGTTTTATCATGGCAATTATGCCTTTGGCATGTATCTCTGCAGATGCACCAGAGGCAACATACTCGTCAACCACATAAACAATTGGTGTTGTTGGGTCTGTGACATCCACAGCACACAATATGGCAACCTGTGACGCTATATCGTGCCCGTGGTCAATCCCTATACTCCATACATATTGTCTGTCTGGGTTTGGTGTCAGGTCACTAATCAAATCATCTGTAAATGACTCAAAAATCCTGCCCTCTGGGATGCCACCCTCCCAATCACCATTGATGCGTGCATCTCTGTCAATAGGTAGGTATGACATTTTCAAGTCCTCAATTTCCTGCTCACTCATCAGAGGTCTGCAGCCTTTGGGTGTTGTATTTTCTACACTCATCACACCCACGTGCTCTGATATGATTTTGTCCTGCACCAGCTGTTTAAGATAATCCACAGGTGCTCCAATCGGAGTCATTGTAAACAGGATGCGTCCATTTGTGCGTGTCACCCTACTGCGTAACTCTCCAAACAGGTTTGGTGGTGGTGGCTCGTCAATCCAAATTATACCGTCAATCGTACCAGAGGCGAGACCCAATGTGCCCTGATTGGTCGTCTTAAACCTGACAATACTGCCGTTTTTCCACCTGACCACTGGTGCTCCTGTGCCTCGATACCCCTTACCTGGCACAAACTCCACATCAGGGTGTAACTCTGATTTGGGTACGAGGTCGTGAAACTTGCCCATAATCGTGCGTGATTGTTCCCAGCTATGACACACAACCCAGCTCTCTACAGGAGGAGGAGACACAGATTTGTATGGATGCTGACCCAAAGACACACATATTGTCTCATATGCACCCACGGCAGTTTTCCCAATTTGATTGCCGCCTCTGAGCATCACGATTTTGTGCCTATCACGTAGCACTCTCTCCTGCACAGCTGTGGGTCTCCACCATCGCAGAGGATTGAGCGTGGCATCATCTGACAGTGCATTTGTCGATTTTGCTATGACTCGCAGATTTGCCAAATTCATTTTACAACCAAAAAACAAACAGACACACAGAAGGGTGTGTGTCTGATATGCTAAACAGCTCTAATCCCTCAATCAGAGCGATGGCAAATCCCATCTGTAATACAATAGCACCCATCTCAATCAGTGCCAAATAAATTGACAACATTGTTGTACTCGCCATTAAGCATGTCTTCCAATTTGTCTCTGAGGATTGGTGGCAGACCTTTGATTGCCACGGCTATATTTGACAGCAGCTCATCAGGATTGGTGATGCCATCTGCGTCCTCTGCATCTCTCCTCATCTGCGTCCATTCGTCATGTACCTGTAAATGTAACCTGTGGAATTGAGGTAATGCGTGCAGGCTGCCTCTCTCTCTGGTGGCATCAATGTCACCAGCAATCTCAGCGAGTTTGTACTGCCTAAATAGCAACGGGTCAATTATCACATCATCATCAATCTGTGATTGAGGTGGTGGAGGTGATTGAGATGGTGCAGCTGCAGTCTCAGGATTTTGTTTATCAATGACTCGATTGAGCTTTTTTTGCTGCCTGCCAATAATCCTGCTGATTGTGGATGCACTGACATCATATTGCTCTGCCAAACTCCTGTATGACTCACCACCTGCATCATACTTTTTGATGATGTCCAGTCTCTCAGACTCGCTCAATGTGCCTCGTTTATTATTTGTATTTTTACCCATCTCTATCATCCATTTGGATACGTGTAGTTATCATTATACTCCACCACCTCTCTGATTGTCACCTCACCTGATGTGTAACCAGATACCAAATCCTGCAAATCCTCAATTGACAGGTCAGTATCAACAATGACCTCACTGATGATTGGCACAACCTCTGTGATTTGTGGCAACAATCCCTTTTTATGGATTGTGATAAACTTTGTCAGTCTATACCTGGGTGTCAATACGTATGTTTTTTGTGTCTGCATATATAAACCCCTTTATTGTTGCAGTTTTATTT